CGCCGCTCTTGCGCACAAAGAAATTGACCAGCGCCCGGCAGCCCTGCGTGTAGCGCGCCACGTCCGCGCGCGCGTGTAGGCTCGGGTCGAGCTCGCCGCCACTGAAGGCGCGCTGGAAGGCGTAGTCCGCCAGGCCCATGGCCTACGTCCGGCTCCGGGTCCAGCTGGCCTGCCCGTGCGGCGGTTGCTGCCCCTCCTGCGCGGCCACGGCTTTGGCCTGGTCGAGGATCAGCATGAACATCTGCATACACTCGGTGGCGGTCTTGGCGGTGCGGGTCAGGCCCGGCGCCATCAGCCCGGCCAGCCGCCAGCCGAGCGCGTCTTCGAACAGCGCGTCGAAGAAGTCCTCCGAACATTCCACCAGGGCCGTGTATTCCAGCACCGCATCCGGCACGTTGGTGTAGATCAACGGCACGTCGTTGACCCCGTTCCACGTGCGGCCGACCCGGAATTCCTGCGGGGCCGGGTCGAACCCGCGCCCGGCCCCGCCTTCGGTCACCAGCCGGCGCGCGTGCAGGCAGTCGATCGGATACCGGTAGGCGTAGACCCACTCGTCGGCCACCACCGGGTCGCTGTCGCTGCCGTCGACGAGGTTCATGTAACCGTCGACCGCATCGGCCCCCCCGGCATACTTGGTGGCGAACGGCCAGTCCCAGTGCCGCAGGGAGGCGCGCAGCGCCAGGTCCCAGAGCTCGGCTGCGGTGTAACCCTCGGCGGTGGCTTCGTCGAGGTCGGTGATAAAGCGCGTCTGCCCCAGTTTGGCTAGGGCCTGGTTCGTGATCTGGAGGCGGGTAGACACGCAGCACTCGCAAACGTCGGGGGCATTCGTGAAGGTCACCGTGACGGTTTCCCCGACTGACACCGTCAGGTTCACTGAGGCACTGCCGTTCGACACCACCGTGCTGGTCAGGTCCCAGCCCTCGAGCGGGGCTTCGCTCACCCCGTAGCCGGTGCCGGCCGGCACGTCATTGAACGTCATCGACTCGCCGGGGCCAAGCGTAAACGTCGGCGGGTCGAAGGCGTCCGGCGGGGACATCGTGAACGTGAACACCGGGCTGTCGCTCGACGCCTCGGCCAGTTCCGCCTTCAGCACCATGAGCGTGCCGGTGGTCGGTTCGACCACGTCGCTGTCGCTGCCACTGCTGTCCGAGTCCGATGTGACCGGCGTGCCCATCTCGGCCGGCAGCGCCCAGAACGGGCACGAATGTTCCGGCCCGAACAGTTCCGGGGTCGGGTCATCCGGGTCCACGTAGCCGAACGTGCTGCGGGCCTGAATTTCGAAGTCCGCCCCGACCACGTCCCCCGTGTTGGGGTCCAGTTCGCGGTAGGTGTTCGTGAAGATGGCCGGCACCCCGGCGTAGAGCTCGCTCTGGTTGAACAGCCGCAGCCAGAACATGTCGGGGTCCGACAGGCTGTGCGCGATGCGCGGCCGGCTGCTGCTGCTGCCCAGGATCGTTACGTCCCACGTCGCCAACTGCGTGCCGTCGCCGTCGTAGTGCCGGAACGTCACTACCTGCGGGGCCGTGCTCTTGTCGAACCCGAACACGAACGTGCCGTCCGACAGCGCCAGCGCCTCCTTCAACGGCCGCCGGCCCGTGATGCCGGGGGCCCACTCGCCCAGGTCGATGTCGTCCTGTAAGTTCCAGGCCTTGATCGGGGCCCCGGCGGCGTCTTCCTGATAGAGCAGGATCGCGTTCAGCAGGCCCAGCGACACCACCATACAGCGCGGCGTGACGCCAATGTCGCGGGTAAACCCGGTCAGTTCGCCCGTGGCCCCGTCGATGCCGTAGACGATGCCATCGACCGCCGTGTAGAACGTATCCTGGCGGTTGCTGGTGATCGGGCACTCTGGGTTGAAGTCCGTGTCCAGCCCGGCGGTCGTCGCCACCAAGGCCGGCGTCGGGTCATACAGGTGGTAGTGCCCCTCATCGAGGTCGAGAATGAGGCTGTAGCCGTTCTCTAGGACGGCCCCGCGTTCGCAGGCGATGAACGTCGGGGTGACGTAGAGCACCCGCCCGTCCTCGGCACTCAGCACCACGCCCGGCACGTAACTGCCGTCGCTGCCCGTGGCCCAGGTGTCGGTCGGGATAAACAGGCTGCCGATGGGCGCACCCACGGTCGGCGCGCTCTCGATGGTCAGCGTGAGGGACAGCCCGACGTTGGGCGTCGTCACGCTCGCGTCCATCACCTTGAACCAGTAGGTGACGCCTGGCACCACCGCCAGCACGCCCACGATCTTCTCGCCTTGAATCGGGATGCCCCATTTGGCCGTGAGCGCATCCGGGTCGTCGCCCCAGTAGGCCTGCGTCAGTGGATTGAATTCGTCGCCGTCCGTCTGGTGCCGCACCGCCAACTGCCGGTCGGCTTCGACTGCGGTGTATTTCCACCAGAGGGTTTCGACGGTATCGACCGGCGCCTCGACCGTGATCGTGTAGGGGAGATACTCGATCTCGATTGCGTCAGCCGCGCTGGTGTTGAGGTTCGGCACGGCCGGCCTGCGCTACTCCAGCAGTTTGTCGGGGTCGTCCACCGGCAGGGCGGTCGGGTCCGCCGCGCGCGGGTCCAGCGTCGGCCGCGTCCCCTGCGCCGTCCGCGGCATTCCCGGGATCCCGCGCTTCACCGCCGCCGCGCGCGGGAACGGGAACGGGTCCGGCGCAAACGCCTTCGGGTCCTTCGGCGGCACCTCGTCGGTCACCTCGAGCATTTGCCCGGGCTTGAACTTGCGCGGGTCCGTCAGCGTGAACACCTCGCCGGCCCGGATCCGGCGGTTCTCGTGGAACAAGGGCTTGAGCGCCTGCACGCGCAAGGCGGCCCCGCGCAGCCGTTGCGCGTGTCCGGGCTTGGCGACCCCGCTGGAGGGCTTCAGGCCCTGGACCGGGCCGAGGGCCTGCTCGTGGCGCACGAGCTCGTGCTCGGGCAGCAGTGGCTCTTCCGGGGGCGCGGGCTCCGGCGCGGGCCGGCCGTGGGCCGGTTGCTTGATCGGCATCAACAACTCCTGTCAGAAAGGCGGGGCGGGCGGGGGGAGGCACCCGCCCCACGGTCGGGGTTACTCGGTCTTCTCGGGTTGCGGCTTCTCGGTCGACAGCGTCTGCCGGTTCGCCAGCGACGGCGGCGGCACGCTCGGCGGCTCACCGGGGTCCGGCAGCGCCTCGGGGTCCGCCTGCGCATTGCTGGTGGCGTTCCCAAAGTCGTGGTCCTTGCGCTGCTGCGGGGTCAGCCCGTCATGCGAGGCGAACACCCCCGGCACCATGCCCTCGGCGATCGGCCCAGGCTCGAGCGGTTCCTCGCGCGTGTCCTTCGGGTTGTAGTCCACCTCGATCATCTGGTTGGCCTTGAACTTCCGCGCGTCCTTCAAGGTGAACACCTCGCCGGCGCGAATGCTCCGGTTCTGATACCAAAGGTCCTTCAGGGCCTGCACCTGGAGGCGCCCGCCCTTGCTGCGTTCCTCGTGCCCGGGGCGCTCGTCGCGCTGGTCCGGGTCCCGGTTCTCGGACACCTCGCGCGGCTTCACCTCGTCCGGGTCCCGCGGCCGGGTCTGCTCGCGGATCTTCTGCAGCCGCGCCTCCTGCGCCGGGTCCCGCCGGTGCTCGTCGCCGACCTTGGTCTTGTCGCGTGATGCCTGACTGCCGCTTTCCTCGCCACGGGCCCGCGCTGGACGAGCCGCGGGAGTGGGGTTAGTCGTCTGAGCCATGGTCTAGATCCTCGCTGCCACCAGTTCGCGGTGGCGGCCGGGAAGGAAGAGTGCGTGCTGCAGCCGCGTCCCGTAGCGCGTCTCCAGCAGCCGGAGGGCGGCCTGGTCCGCCGGCACGTGCCCGCGGGCGTCGATCCGCTCCCCCGGCAGGTAGGCATACCCCGGGTTCCAACTGAACCCGAGCAGCCGCACCTCTGCCGCCTCTGCCAGCAACGCGAATGCCGCCGCCGTCACCCCGGCCGACATCGCGTCTTTCGTGTCCTTGTGCGGCCGGGCGCCGGCGTGCACCTCGAGCAGCCGCCGGTCCAGTTGGGTCAGCATCTCCCAGCGCTCGACCGTCGTGCCCTGCGTGCGGAAGATGCCTAACGTGGTGCGCGGGGCCTCCGGCTCACGGGCCAGGAACACCACCAGCGGCACGGTCTTGCCGCGGCCCTGGTGCAGCATCAGGTGCGCCAGGCGCCGACGCGACGGCCCCCACTGGTCGAACTGGCTCGAGCGGCTGTTGACCACCCACACGTCCGGGTTGCCCTTGACGCTCGAGATGCCTCCATTTACGGCCACCACCTTGCCGCGCACGCGCACGGGGTCGGCCGGCCCCAGCGGGGCCGCGCCCAGCACCGTGACCGGATAGCCGGCCAACTGCGCAGCCAGCGCCTGGCGCGTCTGCTCGGTGACCGCGTTCATAGCGTTGGCCGTGGCGGGCGCATCTGCCGGCCCCGGCGCATCTCCTGTTGCAGGCGCGCGCGCATCTCGTCTTCGCGCTCTTCCCCGTCCTGGGCGCGCATCGCCGCCAGTTCGTCGAAATGGTGCCGGTCGTAGGCGTAGAGGTAGGTCGGCTGCAGGAACGAGCTCGAGCCGTCGACCACCACGTCCACCCCGAGCCCGCGCGCCACGCCCATCCAGTAGCCAATGTCCCGATGCAGATGCTGGTGGTTCACGCCACGCGGCTGGCCGATCCCGTTCAGCACGATCGTGTCCGCGCCCTCGACCAGCGCAAACGCCAGCATCATCCCGACCTGGCTGTAAAACATCTTGGTCGGGCCCGGCGCCTCGCCCCAGCGCTCGCGGGTCGGGAACGCTGCGCGGATGGCGTCGATCGGGAACCGCGTGGCCCCCGGCACCATCTGGAACCGCTCGAGCGCGAGCGCCTGCTGGCTCTTGTGCTGCTCGGGCGCCTGCAGGTAGATCGGCCGGCGGCCGTCCTGCGCGCAATACCAGCGCCACGCTTCGGGCCGCCGCTCGGGAATGCCCGGGAAGTCCTTCGTCTTGACCAGCGGGTGCACGTCCACCCACCGGTCCCAGTCCGTCAGCTTGCCGCCCCAGTAGCGCACATTGCAGCGCGTGCAGCCCCAGAGCTCGGCCGCCCGGCCATACTTCGGGGGCCGCGGGTCCCCCGTGACCTGCGCCCCGTGAATGATGATCGTGTGCATCGTCGGTCCACCGAACCCCCGCGCCGGACTGCCGACAGCGCGGGGGCTCGCCACACCAGAGCTAAATGCTGTAGCCCTTGGCGTAGGTCATCCAACTGCCCACGTGCTCGGTCGGCACGATGTAACAGCTGACCGTGATCGTGTCGTCGGTCCCGAGCTCGTAGCGCGCGCCCAGATACCGCAGCGCGCCGGTCGACTGGATCGCTTGCGGGATCGGGATGTCGAACGCCGCGCCGGCCGTCAGGGCCGCCGCCGGGATCCGGCGCTTGATCAACTCCACGTGGCTCGAGAGGTTCGCATTGGCACTGGCCACCGCGATCACGTCGAACGTGTCGGTGAAGCTGCCGCCATCCGCCGCCGCGGCCGTGATCACCACCACGATCAGCGAGAGTGGCGTGCCGGTGCCGATCCGGTGCTTCGGGGTGATGTTCCCGAGGTCATACGAGAAGTCGCTGTAGGCGTCGGCCGAGGTGACCGCCTGCGCCGTCGACAGTTCCGCGAGTTTGTCAAGGATCATGGCTGGCTCCCTACACGACCACATCTTCGGTGGAGAGGATCGCGTCGACCGTGCGGATCGGCGTGTCCCCAAAGACCATCGTCGGCTTGCCGGCGACGTTGTCGAACGTCAGCCCGCCGCCTTCCATCACGTCCGACCGCACTTGCCGGCGCATGAAGCGCTTCACGGTGCGGTTCGCATACCAGACCCGGCGCCCGAGGCTGTTCGGGATCCGCTCTTCCGCGTCCCCCATCAGCGTCATCAGGTCGGCCGCGTCACTGACGCTCGAGAGGTTCGACACGTCGATGTTCGCGATCCGCACGATGTAACGGTAGTCCTTGACCGCGATCCCGGCCTTCCACATCCAGTGGTCCCGATACGCGCGCATCAACGCCCCCGTGACCCCGTTCGCGTTCTCCACCGTCTCGATCCCGAGGTCTTCGTGCGACAGGCCCGCGGTCGAGCCCTTCGGATAGATCCCGGTCACCGTCTCTTCGGACCACGCGATCAACCACATCGAGGTGTTGTCGGTCGAGCCCGTGCCGCCGGCCTTGATGATGTTGTCCCCGTTGCCGGCGGTGGTGTCCGAGTAGCGCACCGCCAAGCCAATGAATTCCTCGGGCGCTGACGCGGTGCCGTAGATCACCGTCGCCTGCATTTCTTGGTTCATGGCCTCGAGAAACGCGCGCGCTTCCGAGAGGCGCAGCGCGCCCGGGTTGCCGCCCAACTGTGCCAGCGCCACGTCCACCTGGCTGTAGGCCTCGAGCATCCCCGTTTGCTCGGTGATCTGGCCCGTCCGAGACTTGCTCGGCAGCACGCCCTGGTTGATCAGGCGCCAGTAGACGGTCGGCAGCGCCGTGCGGATCGTCGTGAGCTCGCCCGTGGTCAGGTTGCCTTCCTTCCACGTCATGTCGGCGAGCATCTCATTCGTTTGCGACAGCAGTTCGGCAATGTCCGCGATCTGCCCGTTCGGGTCGAGGCGCTTGGCCTGGTCCACCAGCGTCAGGTTCGTGGTGGCCAGCACGGTCACCCCGACCACGGCCAGGCCGAGCAGGTGGAGCCAGGCCGGGCCGGTCGAGCTCGTGGCACTCGAGGCCGCGAGAGCGGGCGCGACGGCTGCCAGCAGCAGCACGCACGCCAGAGTAAAGCGTCGGATCATGGGAGCATCCTTTGGATGCGAGGCGTTCGCAGGGGTGCTGTTCACTCCGGGGTCGTCGGGAACAGCTTGGCGATGGTGCTCTTCGCTTCGGGCGCCGAGCCTCCAACCGTAAAGCCGCCGCGGCCGTCTTCGCCCATCGCGCGCCCGATGCGCGCCATGAACAAGGCCAGCGGCGTGTAGTTCGCCAGCGCCAGGCGGGCCACGTCCTGATCGAACCGCTGCCGCTCCGGGCTGTCCGGCGGCAGGGCGAAGTCGAGCGCGCGCTTCATGTCCCGCTGCGCAGCGTCCCGCTGGCCCCCGCCCAGTTCGGCGTGGCTGTTCAATTCGGCCGTCAGCGCCTCGTGCGTGGCCTTGCGGTCCAAGATGATGTTCCCGACCTCGCCGTCGAGGTCCTCCTGGGTCCATCCGCTGGCCGTGGCCACTTGCGCGAGACGCGCCTGGTCTTGTGCCCCGATGTAGACCTTGGCCTCGTCGGGGATGGCAAACGTGTAGGTGGCAGGCACCGCCGCAGCCGGCGCCGGAGCGGCGGGCGCAGTCGGGGCCGGGGCCGCCGCCGCCGGCACGGCCGGCGCGACTGGTGCGACCGGCGCGGCCTCCGGGGCCGGCGTCGACGCAGGAGCAGCCACGGGGGCAGGCGCAGCAGGGGCAGTCGTCTCAGGTGTCATAGATCACTCGTGCTCGTGGGTCGGGGTCCGCATCGAGTCGGCCTCGACCAGTAGTTGCCGCATCTTGGTCCGGGCCTCGGCGCGCAGTTGCATCACCGCGTTCTCGTCCACGTCGTCGATCGCGCCCCAGAGGTAGCGCCCGACCGACTGCCGCCCGGTGCGACAGGCCAATTCCATCGGGTCAGGGATATACACGTCGCTGAACACACCGCTCTGGTCGAGAATGCGGAACAGCACCCGCCGCACCTCGGCAATCTTCAGCGCCACCACCAAGTCGTTCCGCTCGAGGCGCTGCCGCAATTCCTCCATGCGCGCGCCGGCCGCCACGTCCTGCGGGTCCGCGGCATTGAACGACGGCAGGTCCGGGCGCGGCACCTACATCACTCCGTTGAGGATCGCGTCGAGTGGCGAGCCTTCGGCCATCGGCTGGGCCGTGGTGGCCTGCACGGCGCTGGCCGCGTCCTTCATGGCCGCCGCCCCCTGCATCGCCTGCTGGCCCTGGTTCGCCTGCTGCTCGCGCGCGGCGGCCTCTTCGTCCGTATTCAACGTGCGCGGGTCGGTGCCGAGCGCTTCCTGATAGTTCTCGAGAATCTGGTTGAAGTTCACCTTGTGCAGCACCGCCGGCACGACCGGCGCCATCGCCAGCACCGTCTGCGTGAACCGGTCCAGGCTCGAGACGCCGACCAGTTTCTGCGCCTGCGCCAGGATCGACACGTATTCGACGCGCAGCTTCACGTCCTCAATGTCCGGCGGGGCCTCCGGTAGGAGCCCGGCGCGGCCCATCATCCCGAACAGCCGGTCGATCATCGGGTTGAGGAGCTCGTCGTTGGTGCGCTCGAGCACCGGGCCCAGCGCGATCAGTTTCTCTTCGTGCCGCTCTTCCACCTCGCGCGCGGTGATCGGTTGCCCCATGCGCTCCGACTGCGCCAGCATCAGGAACAGGTCCTCGAAAAACCCGCGGCGGATCAGGTAGCGCGTCTCTTCCGCGTCCTGCGTCAGGTGCTGGTAGCCCTCGAGGCGCGGCTCGTGGACCGGCATGAAACTCTTGTTGGCGTCGAGCCCATCGACATACGTGATGTCCCCGGCCAGCAGGCTGACCTTCTGCGTCCGCAGCGAGCTCGGGCCTTTCATCGGCGGGTCGACCGCTTTCTCGACCAGTTGGCCCTTGCGGATCATCATCGTTTGCAGCTGCTTCACGTCGCCCAGGACCGTCTGCCCCGGGCTGTCGGTGGCATACGAGTCCTCGCCGGTGATTTCCCAGCGCGGGCAGAAGATCGGAAACTCGTGAAACCCGCTTTCGCGCAGGAACTGCACGTCCGGGCGCTCGAGCCCCACCACCCAGTAGCACGAGCTCCACGGCAGGTTCCCGGCCCACGGGCGCGTCCCATCCGCGTGGTCGTTCGGCTTGATCAGGTGGCAGATGTCGAACGTGGTTTCATACTCCGACCGGTCCCAGGCCGTCTGCACCTCGCGCGGCAGCCGACTCCGGTCCAGGCCGCGGGCACCGGTGGCCGCGAAGATCTCGACGATCTGCCGCACGCTCAGTCGATACTCGCGCACGAACGTCGACACTCGCCCGCGCGCGTCGAGACTCACCGCATACGTGCCCGCGGCGTAGACGTAACTCCGCACCAGGTCTTGGTCATCATCGAACAAGGCCATCGGCGACACCCCGAACAGCCCGTAGTCCAGATACAGACTGTGCAGCCCGTTGTAGGCGTTGCTGCCGGCTAAGACCGCATACATGCGCTGCGTGACGATGTGCAGCCACTCCTTCACCGGGCCGAATTCCGCCAGGTCGGGGTCCGGCGTGCCCAGTTTGAACCAGGGCCTGGCTGGCGACGTGATGCCGGCGTGCAGGCCCGACTGCAGGGTCTTCGCCGCGAACTTCGCCGTGCTGTCGACAATGCTCTGGTTGGTCTTCGTGCCCTTGTTCGTGTCGCTGGTCGACCCGCGGTAGCGGCGGGGGTAGATGTATTCGGCGATCTCGCGCCAGTGGCTGTCCCAGCCGCCACCGCGCCGAGCCGACACCATCGCCGCGCGCATCTTCTCGTAGCGCTGCCGCCGCTGCAGCGGGTTCTCCCCGTCGTATAACCCGGCCATCAGAGCCCGCCGGGCGTGCGCCGGATGCCCTGCTGGGCCCCGAGGGCCGGCCGGGCCGTGATCGCATTGAACGGGCGCGCGCGCCGGCGCCTGTATTCACTGCGCGCCACCTGGCCGGCCGCCTGCGCGAAGGCCTCGGTATAGAGCGCGCCCGGGGGCGGGGCCGGCGGCGGACCCAGCCGGGCGAATTCCGCCTCGCTCGCCGCGGCCTCTTCGGCCCGGTGCCGCGCCTTCCGTCGATGGATCGCACTGAACGCCGGCATGGCTCAGTACCGCGGAGCGCTGCCGGTGGTGCCGCTCATGGTGCCGCCGGCCAGGGGCGACTCGCCTTGTTGCGGTTGGTAGGGCTTCTTCGGCCGGCGCCGGATCCAGTTGGGCAACTGGCGGGCCAGGTTGGCCGCCACACCGATCGGCTGGAGGCGTCCGCCCCACGGGGTCATGCCGCCCTGGCCGCGCCCGCCGGCCACCAACTGCCCGATCCCGCCCCCGAACCCGCCACTGAATGCCGGCATTAGAACCTCTTGATCAACGCCTCTTCGGCGAGCTCATACCCACTGTGGCGCAGCCACCGCCCGAACCCCGAGCGCGGAGGCGCGGTCATTTTAAGCACAGCGGCCCCTACTTGTTGTGCCCAATTTTCAGACGCCGCAATGAGTAGTGGCCCCGCGCGCGTGTCCCGGCGCGCTTCCGGCTCGACCCAGATGCCCGTTTCATCGACCCAGACCCCGCCCGTAAACGGGTTCGTGACCCGCAACAACGCCGCGAACCCGACCGCCACGCCCGCGGTGTCGAAGGCCAGGATCACCGTGCCCATGGCCGCGGCCTCGAGCTCGAGGATCGCCGCCTGCACCCGCAACAAGGTCGGCTCGCCGCCCATCAACCGGCCGGTCGGCGTCTCCTGAATGAACCGCAGCCCCATGCGTCCGACCAGCGCCAGGTCGTCGCCGGCCGGGTTCCACGTTCGCAACCGCACATCACGCATGGAGGCAGCCCCGTCCGAACAGCACCAGCCACACCGCAAAGAAAGCCGCCACCAGCCCCAGGACCAGGCCCTGGACCACGGCCCAGTCCGGGCCCGTCCAGCGCTTACTCCGCGAACGGCGTAACACGCACCCGCTCCGGTTGGTTGTGCTCGAGGTCCCGCGCCGTGAACGGGTTGCGGTCCCGCAGGACCTTGCCGCCGCCGGCCATCGGGAACGCCACGCCCAGCGCCGGCAGGTCCGGCTCGTCATAGGTGTTGCTCAAGGCGTCCGCCAGGTCCGGCGAGAACCCCAGCCGCTCCTTCACGAGCTCTTTCGGCTCGAGCACAAACTGCCCGCCCAGGAACGTGTAGGTGATCTCGGTGAGCTCGGGCACCATCTCCGGCAGGTTCGGCAGCCGCCCGCCGTGCCGCACCCCCTCGGCCATCTTCAGCCAGTTGTGACTGCGCCGGTTCTTGTACTGCGGCAAGACCGCCGGCGCACTGTATTGGATCGGCACCGCCGGCCACCCGCCCGTGTTCAACTGGTCGAAGACCCCGTGGCCCCAGTGCCCGGTGTCGTCGATGAAGATCCGCTCGACGGGCACGTCGTCGAGCGCGGTCCAGCGCTCGCAGTTATGCGCCACCCGCCCCGCGATCTGCGTCGTGTCGGCGTTGCGCATGATGACCGGCTGCCAGTTCATGGGCCCTTGCCTGGGCCAGATCACCGTGCGATCGTCGCCAAACCGCGCCACGTCCACCCCGAGGCGCTTCTGGAACCAGGTGTATTGGACCGGGTCCAGCTTGCGCTGCATGGCGCGCTGCACCTCTTCGACGCCCAGCAAGGCGTTGATGCTGACCGGCGGGAATTCCCCGAACACATTCACCAGCACCCAGGGATTCTCGCGTCCATACTGCGCGATCATCTCGCGCGCCCACTTCACGCTGATGCGCGGGCTGCGCATCGGACTGTCCGGGTCCCCGGTGATCGTCACCACCTTCCACAGTGTGCGGTCCACCGTGCAGGCTCTATACAAGGGTCCCGTCGTATGCGTGGGGTTGCCGCTGATCAGCAGCTTCGCTTCCCCGTGCTCGGCGTTGGCCAGGATCGCCTCGAGCGCCACCAGCACCGACTGCGGCACGCCCCCCGCCTCATCCACCACGCCCATGACGTGCGTGGCGTGCAGCCCGGCCAAGGCGTCCGCTTGTTGCTGCTGGTCCCCATGTTTCGGCCACGTCCGCAGCTGCGCCCACCACGACTGCGGATGCCGCTTGTTCACGACGGCGGTCTTGGTCCAGGCCAGCGTCTCCATGCAGAACTGGCTCTTCGACAGCCACGTGTAGAGCTCGGGCCAGAGATTGGCGCGGATGTTGGCCTCGGTGATCGACGTGCAGCCGATCCGGCAGTGCGGGCGCGTCATCAGGAACCAGAGAATGATCCACGCCAAACACGCGGTCTTGCCCGGGCCCTTGCACGCCTTGAACGCCAGGCGCTCCGTCTCCGGCTTGGCCACGAGCTCGAGCCCCTCGAGTTGCCA